CCTCGGCTTATTAGATGGGGTACGACGCTTTTTCGGCTTTTCAGTTGGAGTGCATACAGATTCAGCCATTGCTTACTCCTGGAATGCGTAAACAACACTACAACGACAATTAACTATTTCCTCAGGCGGTGCACCTTGACTTGTATCGCCGGGGTGCATGAGGCGAGCACCACTAGGACTAACAAAAGGTTCATCCATAGCGACTGTCTGTCCATCCATGGTACGATGTGATGGGCGTTCACGACCATCAATCGTGGTTTGCCATGTTTTCCTGATTTTCTGTGTATCAAATCCAGCAAGGTTAGCAATTTGACGAACAGCATCGCGACGCGCTTGCTGCGTCATCTTCAAGCTTTCAGTTTGAGCAATCACTTGTGCTCGATGCCGTTTGAGATTTCGTGCATAGGTGTCAACCATACGGTCGATCTGCTTAGCTGTTAAAGGATTTGACTCCTCAACTGCACTGAGCACGCGTTCGTCAAAGCGTCGATCTCGCAGTTCGCGACTTAAAGCTGAACGGTCGCTATTCTCGAGTGCGTAGCGGTAATTCTCAACCATGCGAGCTTGTTCGGGTGTCAAGCCAATAACCGCAGCAACAGAACGAGCGAGCTGCTGCACCGTTCGGCCACGTTGCATGCCGCTAACCAATATCTGTCTAATTGCCGCTTGTTGCTGGCGACTGAGGTTACGGATGAAATTTTGACGAGTTGCACGTAGATAGCTGCTAACTCGCTCGTCCGTTATATCAAACTCAGCCTTTACGATTTTTACTAGTCTATTTACCCAGATACTCGCCTCAGCCCGAGCAACATTGATGAATGCATCGGCTAGCACATTGGCNAGCTGTTCTATGTGATTATTGACGAGTGCGCTGATNTCATTCCAAGGTGATTTACCCGAGGTCAGTATCGCCTCGTATTGCTTAATTATTTCTTCGTTAGAGAAATGAGCTGTGAAGCGTAGGAACTCACGCTGTATCAACCGTTCTTGATCCAGACGTAGCCCTTCGACGCGATCATACTCCTTGGTCAGGTTCTTTATGACAATATGCATCAGGTGCTTCCATTGCTTCGGGGTGTTCCTGACTGTACATACGCAAGTGATAAATCACAGAAGAGTGGTCCCGGTTGATACACTTGCCAATCAGTGTGGTCGANTAGTTGTGTTCATACCGTAGACGAGCGCAAATTTCACGAGTAGCGGCGACTAAATCTTTTATTCCCCGGCGTCGGCTGAGCTTAGCAGAGAAAAATTCATCAGGAGTAATATCATACTTTAGTAGAGTTTCTTTGATAACCCTATATGCTGCTGGTCTCCGCGCTTGTGGGGGTATCAGTTGATTTTCCTTCATAAAGCCACTCCAAAGTAGGCTCACCTAAAAGATCTTTAGTAAAACCTGACATTGACTTTACGCGGCCCAATAATTTTGTCTTGTTATCGTACCATTGTCTCAGATAAGCTATACCATCCTTCCAGGGCTTGCCGTGTTTACGATTATGGAAGTGTGGCATGGTAGGGTCCATAGGTACACCAGCGAGTACCACTTTATCGGAGACTTCTAACCCTACTAGTGCTCCGAGATAACCGCTGCTACCACCAGTAGTCCGAATATATTTCACTGGTAGCGATATCTTTGTATGGTGAAAGAACTGATAAGTCCAAACACACTTAGGATCCTCGTACCCGAGTGCACGCCGCTTGGCTAGTTCACGCGGTATACGTTCTATATGGTAGGTCGCAACGTGATCGACTTTTGGATACTCGACCCAAATATCTTTCACGGCGATGATTATATCAGGTTCACCCAAGAGAGCTTTCGCTCTCTTGAGATCATCGTATACGCAAGCAGCGCCACCGAGTACGAGGCTCCAACTCATCTTAGTCACCTAGCCAAGCATACACCCGTTAGCAGTGCAAGCCAATTCTTGCGTAGCACGGGTTGTATCTTCTTTCTCGTAGTTACCTAGCTTTTCCCAATCCAGATGTTTTGGCATGCGGGCTTCGAGCTTGCGGCATTCTTCCTCAGTTATGGCTTCATACGGTGGCTGCTGATAAACCATACCGGTCTTCGGGATGAAGCTGAGCCCGCTGATTTGATCGAAGTGCTTATAGACCCAGCCACCGACTTCGGGCCATTCCTCTTCAGCAACTTCGATTGTGCAGCTAACACTATGCTCAGCCCAATAGTCGTTAACAGCCTTCCACTGTTCTAACTGATCGATGGCTGAGCGATCTTTGGTCGTTGGTGTATCATCTCCACGTGGTGAGCGGATCGGGAACAGGAATACCGTTTGCAAGTCAGGCTTACTTGCATGCTTTTCAAACGGTATACCCTCATCTTTGAGGAACTGACACATCGGATCATGATTATCCATCGTGATACGACGGATATAGTACGGCGCGTAACGGCTATGAACACCACTAGCGCTATTGACTAGCTGAGAAACGGTACCGCTAGGCTTGACGCAGGTAGCAGCAGCCGCCACTGAGATATCGAGCTTTTCAGCCCATTTCTCATTGATGCGACGCACGGTATTATGCATGTCTTGGAATGCCCGAACGAACTCAGGTGAGTATCGAGCACTCAGGATAGGCGAATCCATAATACCAGTGACACTGACACCAAGCAACCGCTCTTCTTCACAGTTTGCCTGCCATTCAGGACCAACAAAGTTGAAGTTCGTTAGCGTGGCTTGCCATGTACCGATTACAGAAGCTAGNGCTGCCTTATGGACGAGACTCTCGACTGTATCGTGAGGTCGCGCTACGATCTCACTTAGATTGCAGGTTTGACATGAACGTAAGATAATCTCAGCGCACGGGTTAACGCCAAAGTCAATCGGATCCTCAGGCTCGAGATTAAAGTCATCCCAAAANGTTCGACGGCCAATCCGGGCTGACTTGTTAATGAGTGCTTGCCGATTGACGATACCACGTTCACCTGACTTGCTATCATAGAGAGCAAGCCATTCTGCCATGAATGCGCCGACAGTCGGTTTCTCAGTATAGGCTGCTGAGTTGTTAGCCAATTCACGCCAGCGTGCTGTATTGTACCAGCCACCCATCTTCGCGTGGCGCATGCGCATATCGCTAGGATTGCTCAAGCTGATAAGAGCTGACCGGCGCACACCGCCCATGACCACTACATCACCAATCTTACAAACGATGTCGTGGCATTCGAGTGAGTTTAAGCGTCGGCCTTGTGCGTTCTTGAAGATATCAATTGTGAACTTGAAGAGTTCAACGAGTGGGGCGGGACCACTAGCATAACCGCCCATTGTTTTAAGGCGAGCACCGGCGGGGCGTACCTTATCGACATTCCATTGCGGAATAACACCATCATAGAGGCGATGGATAAGCTTGTCGTATGCCTCAGCCCATCCTAAACGGCTATCCTCGACAACGATAACCTCATCTGAAGGCTTGAGCTTGCGAGGGATCATAGGCAAGCGTCCGGTGAATTGACGCTCGACGCTGAAGCCCACACCGCAACCGCACATGAGAATGTACATGATTTCCGCGAATGCGCGGGTATCTGTGATGGCGCGGTAGGTGCAGTTGAAACCGCACATATTTTCGAGTTCAAGCGCNTTGCCTGCCGTCATCAAACAACGCATTGACGGCATGACTTCGAGATAGTAGATTCCGTTGAAGACTTTGCCGAGGATGGTGTTGGGGTCGTCGATGGTGCCAGTGTCGTAATCGTACTTTTCTTTTAGGTGTTTCTTCATAAAGTTGCAGAAGCGAGCGACCGTTTCATACCAAGTTTCACGTCTGCCTGCTTCTTCATTCCACCGTGCATAGCGGGACTTATGAATGACCTGCTGATACACAGTAGGTAGAGCTTCAATTACTTGTTGCTTTTGTGGGAACACCAGTGTATTCATCTGATACCCTATATGCTTGGGTTGAAACGACGCCTCACAGAGAACAAGTACAGTTAGTCATTCAGCTTACATAGCTGGCTACCTCCTTTGAAAAGGTGAAAAAGAACTGGCGTGGCTTTTGTCGCGCCAGTCGCTTTGCGCGTAACCAGTGAGCTTAGCAACTACCTATAGGTCTTGGCAAATATTCCCACTACACGATTTAGTGAGGCAAAGCTTATTCGCACTTTGCGAGCCATTCGCGCCACTCATCAGCATAGGGAACATTTTCGTACCCCGGCATGCAAGGTGCGCCATCGGTAAAGTGTACAATCGTAGGATCTACATCATTAGGTGAGTGCCCGACCAGCCAATTGTACTCAATTGGCAAGGCACCGATGTCCTCGTCCTTGAGCCAACAGAAGCGATGTAAGTCGCGTCCTGGCACGGTATTGACCAACTCAACCGTCAAGTCGTGAATGTTCGATGGATGATTGGGATTTAACAACATGACAGACGACCAGTTCTTACGGGCGTACACCGTTTGAATCTGATTATCCATCTTGACACTGTAATCTGGCTTGTGCTGGTGCTGCACACAAAGCACAGCCTTATCAAGATTCTTATTAGCAAGTTCAAACAACGGGGCGAGTGGCTTGCGTACAAGCATGTCGCAATCCATGAACATTACCCAGGTTGGACCATTAACGCCCCACTTGTAGCCGTGTTTCTTCATTTCCATTTCGGCTACTTCGATGGATAGGAATCTCGAAATAGCAAACTCAGTGCTCATAGGTGCTTCAGAGATAACATCCCAAAGCCTACCATCACGGCTTTCGGTGCGTCGAGTATACAGCCCACGTGTGTGCAATTCTTTAAGATATACCCCTGTAACTAGGGTACCTTCAGGTGCGTAGTGAGTTGCGCTGGCAATGGCAACTCGATAAGCCTCTTCCTCACGAGGCTCGTATCCGATACAGATAACCTGTTTGACTTGCATATTTACCTCCAAGCTAGAAAATAGTCACCTGTGATTTCCCATTTGATGTTCATGCCCCATTTACAAGCTAGATCAACTGCTGCCATTCGCTTGTAACCATAGCGCTCAGCGTTGCCGGGCTTCTGTTCGATGAGCAGGTACGGTTTCTGAGTTCTAATGGTTCGCTCAGCTCCACGGAGAACTTCGATTTCGTAACCTTCTACATCTATTTTGATGAACGATACCTCATCAACAAAAGCGCTGTCCAGGGTATGCATCTGCACTTCAATCTCGGTATCACCTAGGCCGTGTTCGGTAGCGTTTACTGCATTGTCTTGATTTTTGACAATGTGACAATTGCCGCTGTTACCTTCTGTCACTTTAAGTTTGACTTGGCCGCTTTCGTTGCCGAGCGCAAACTGGTATAATGACACGTTGCCCTCTGGCCAAAGACTACCGTCAAGATTCTTACAGAAACACGCGATTAGTTCTGGATGGGGTTCAAAGGCGGCAACTCGATCAAAATTCTTCCGCAAAATCATTGACCACAAGCCAACGTGTGCACCGATGTCGAGTGCCGTTTTCCGCTGGTGCTTGGGTATCAACGCTAAGGCACGTTGAATTTTCTTGAGCTGATAGGTGCCTTTATTATCGATGCGCTCACTTTGAGCTAGTGCTTCTGTGAAGTGCTTATCCCAATCCGGCAGCCAAATGCCAGCGACTTGTTTCATGATTAGTTCCTAGTCTTCGTAGTAGGCGTGCTTGTGACTTGTTGCAGCGACTAATAACGAGCTACCATTGGTAAAGTGTACTCGATACCAGTTGGATCTATTGGTGCGCTCAACTTTGGTTATCTTCAGTAGAGGTTTGCGTTTCCAAAAGTGTAGCGAGTTTTTGAGCTTTTCGAGTTGCCCTCGCTTTTTCGAGATTATCTCTATAAGCCTTTTCACGCCGAGCATCTTCTTTTGTCCTAGCTTTTGAATAGATAGGGCGACGTAGGGGGTGATCCGGCGAGCCTAGTGTGTTTTTACGGTTACCTTTCCAATGATCCATATAGTGACCAAGCTCACTGTAATTGAATGGATGTACCTCGCTACCGTTAGGAATTTTGTAGCAAGCTAAATCGTGTTTTGCACGTAACCAGTCAAAAACGAAACTGTCATGCCATTCTNTTAGATGAAATACTAGGCCACTAGTGTAAACATCCGCAAATGCCGTGATGAACTCGCGTGTTTTCNGAGTGTTCAGATTGTAACCAACAAAGCCACACTCGCTATACCAGCGTNGCCTACTTAGAAATGAAATGTTACAGGAGTCAGGACACATTTTATGAAGAAACTCAATCGGTATCGGNTTGAAAGTATCCACGTCAGCGTCGAGCCATATGAGTTTTCCAACTGGTACGAATGACGCGGCTAGTTCGATAGCATAGACTTTTTTACTGAATTTCCAAGCGTCATGTGAGTATCTATAGATGTTTGAGCGAATGCGGCCTCTGGCTTGGGCGTTGAACTTGTTTTTCTCGTAGAATTTAACTGCGTTTGGATTTGAAGTCAGAGAGCAGGTAACTAGACGATCTTTTGGTAACAAAGGTAGATTATTAAGAGGTAAGCTATCCTCACTAATGAGGTACACTGTTACTTCATCTGGCCAATACCGAAGTAAATTAGCAATACAGTATTGACCATACTCTTCCCAACCAGCAAGCGAACAAGAAGTAACAACCGTTATATCTGTTCTACGAATGACCATGACTAATCCTCATCATCATTTTGTTGTCGCTTGTGGTAGTTGTGGGGATTGAAACCTAGCCTATGGTTCCACAGTGGACAATTGATAATTGCACACTGCCGAACAGCTTGAGGTGAACCAGCACATTCAAGACAGAGTTCGCGAAGCCGCTTCAGGCCACTATCACGCTTAGCGAGAAACGGCTTGCGAATATCAAGCATATATACACGGATACGATTGGTAGCCGAGCGCGGTGGGTGACCGGCATCGGTCAAAGTTTGGGGATCAATATCTTTGGGGTTTAGACCAACCCGTTTCTTACCGTACAGTGGATCTTTAATGATTTTAGTCAGGTAGGGTAGCCAATCCTTATTCTCGAATTCGAGTTTGCCGGTTTCGGGATTGTAAACGTACTTTCCGCTTACGGCCTTGCAAGGCCGTGGGCGGGTTAGCCTCTTCCTCAATCGCTTTCGTTCCATAATCGGCCCTCATTCGCAACCATTGACGCATTTGTGCTAATGCATCGGCTGGTGACTTATACATACGCTTAGTACGCTTACAGAAGTTGATGGCCGCTAATTCTTTCATTGTAACAAGTTTCGCACCATACTTAATGGCTAGTATGGCTTTAGCCTTACAGATGTCAAAATGATCGCCTTGATACCAGCGATGGCTGACACCAATCCTGTCAGCCATCTTAAACAACTCATTCTCAGTATCTGCGATCATGTGCGACATTCGCATGCGCCCGTATCGCCCTAAAGCTCGCAGGTACATGTCATCTACATAAACTGCACACATGACTTATTCTACAAGCTCAGTAACGATACGTGAACCATTGGCATCCTTGACCACCGTGATTGAATCTTCAAAGGCTGAAGATTCAATCGCCATGTGATCTATGAGAAATATGCGCCGTCCAAGCTCTTTAGCCCGAGTAGCTAGCAGCTCACAGAAATCCTCTACCCCTGCTTCACTCATGTGCTTGGTAGGCTCATCAAATATCTCAAGGTCGATGTTCACCCCTGCATAATTCAATAAAACTTCTGAAAGTGCAAGGGAGCCCGCAAGGCGAAGCCGCTGGCCCTCGCCACCAGACCATGCTTCCCACTTCACCGGTTTTGAGTTGTTCGGTGACAGGATGGTGATGATAAGACCAGTTTGCAGAGTACCCGATTTGGTTTCTCGCTCGATGTCGTACTTGACTTCCCAATCACTCAAGCCAAGTTCAGACAGTATCGCATTCGTGGTTAGTTCCAATTCCTGTAGCACATCATCGATGATAAACAAGCGTACATCTTTGAAGCCTTTGATCCAGTACTTGTTGCGCTCGATACGTCGCTTGTTCTTGTTTATCAGTTCCTTGGTTTCAGCCAGAGCTTGTTCAGTTTCAGCGGCCAATGTTTTGAGTTTGCGTAGCTGTTCTATGTAAGGATTGGTCTCACTCCTACGATCTTTAATCTGATCAGTAAGACTGTTTCGCTGAGCCTCAATCTCACTGAGCCGTCGCTTGAGCTGGTTNATCTCGCGTGAATAACCATCAACTTCACTTTGATGGGTAGAGATGCTCACCCGAACTTGCACAATTTTCTCACGGAGAGCAGCCAAGTCTTTTTCAAGCCCATCAGTATTTATTTGAGCCACTTCATTTTCTAAGTCCTTTATCTTTGCTTGTAGTTTCTTTTTATGCTTATCAAGCTCGGTACCTTTGATCGATTGGCCACACATTGGGCACTCATCAGCCTCGCCAAGCTCTTTGAGTTCATCGGTCAGATCAGTAATTTGACGCTGCAAAGCTCGGCGCTGTTCTACGAGCTTGACGCGTTCATTTTCTATTTTATGGCTGCGCTCGATAAGAATTTGCAAGTCAGCCTGTACATTACCAAGTTTTTCTGCGGCATGCTTGGCCATTGACACGGCTGAGCGCAATTTCTTTTCTACTTTTTGTTGCTCATCCTTTAGTGTAATACGCTGCTCACGTAAGCGCTCAATGCGTTCGGCCTTTTCGGCTTTCCATTGCTTGCTTGCTCTCACTGTATCAGTGATCATGCGCTTGAGTTCTGTGAGTTTAGACTCATAGCTATGAGCTTCAGCTTCAAGTTTGGTACTTTTATTCTCGAGTTGTCGAACACGCTCTGCTGCTTTTTGTGAGCGCACTTCCCACTTATACAGATCAAGCACTTCGCTCAGTAGTGCTAGCTTATCCTTATTGGGTAAATCAAAGAATAGTGGTTCATGCTGCCCATAGATTAGTGTTTGCTTCAACACAGGATAAGTAAGTCGGGTGAGTTTATCGATGTGTTCCTGACTGACTTCGTTACCATCTAGCTCAATGTAGTTTGGCGCGGTGCGCACAAGTTTGTGCTTTTCGCCATCAATAGCGAAGTGCAGGGTAACGGTAGTTTTAGAATTCTTACTGTTTTTAGTATTCCANGGCTTGATGTCAGTTGAGCGCAANCCACGTGGAGTCCGGCCGGTGAGNACCCAGCATAGTGCGTTAACGAAGAATGTAGATTTACCAGTGCCGTTAGCCTGAAGGCGCGGTTTCACTCGGTTTTCACCCCGAACGAAATACGCGCCCATTTCNAGGNTNCTGAATTTGAACTCTTGTGCTTCAGTAAAGCTGCCGAAGTTCTTAACGCCGAGGCGCAAAAACTCCAAGTTCATAGTATCCCCCGCANTGTTATTGCTTAATCTGAGGGTTCGCTGCTGTTGGTACTCAACGTTAAACTTCTTCCATAATTTTCAAACCAGTTNTCAGGATACTTGCTGATATGCCCTTNCGCTTAGCATACGTTTCGAGCAATTCGTGATCAGTGCGTGTGCTCACACTTTTGCGGTTGAGCTTGATGCTGGCGCTTTGCTTGATTGGTTGAATTTCACATACGATACCGCCGTTCTGGTCACACCAGTCACGTAGCTGTTCTTTGATCTCGTTCCATTTTGGATACTCATCGGCCTTCAAATGAACGCGTAGCTTTAGCAAGTCGCCTTCATTAAATTTTTCAACGTAACGGTCTAGACGAGCAGTGTTCTTTACTTCAATAATTCGTTTCTGTGGTCCAGAAGTAGGTTGGGTATCGATACAGAGTCGATTTTGAGACCGCCGTAGCATGCGAATACATGGTGTGAATTTATCTCCGAAGCGGATAGTGTACGGGGCACCGCAATACGTTACCGGTCCAACTTGTTGAGGAACATGGATATCACCGCTAAGCACTGTTGCCTTTTTAGGGAATATCGATGTAGGAATGCCCTGCATACGTTTACCGCTTTCGCTTACGGCACCTTCAAAGGCATTGTGGCAGAAAATGTAACCAGCAAGCGGATCGGTAGTGTACAACGCAAACATACTGTGCTTCCAATCGCGCTCGTAGTTGCGTGTGTGCGGTAAGAATAAACACTCGCCTAGCTCACCGAGCTTGAGCGGAGTCGGT